CAAGCGATAGACGTTGCAGTTCCATTCCGATGAACCGCGATTGCGGGCATACGCACGGAAATTGGTCAAGGAAATGTTGGTTGCGGGACGGCCAAGCAATGTTTTGTTGGTTTCATCCCATCCGCTTGTGTTGTTGCCACCGCGAAAATCGGCGGTGTCGTTGACAACCGATGAAAGTTTGTTCCCGGTGTGCTGCAAGGCTGCTTCGTATGCCGAAATATAAGCCTTGTCCCACTTGCGGAAACCGGGCAATGCTTCGGTCGAAATCAATGCACGGCGTTTCAGACCGTCCATTTCAAAGCGATAGTAACAATCGGGCAATTCAACCATGACTTGACCGTCAGTTCCCGAAAGGTCTGCCGCCGCGCCGTTGTCACGCTTGGTTGAATCGTTCGCATGAAGATAATAGTTCACTTCGCCGTCATCTGACAAGACGCAACGGCGCATCAATGACTGCACGGGCAACGATGCGTGAAGTTCGGCCTTTCCGATTCGCGTTGGTACGGGATTGGAAACGCTTGTGTCCCATTCGATGCCATAATAGTAGTCATACGCAAATTGCGGGCGTGTGCCGCCCATTCCGATGATAAGTCCCATATTAGTAACCAAATTTGAGATTGTTTGACAATGATGTCGTTTTGATGACTTTCACAATTTCGGGATTCCAACCGCAATCAAACTTCGTTGTCACGGTTTCCCCGTCCGGCATCCCCGCAAGTTGAACTTCAAGTTCGACCGGGGCAATGCCATCGTTCTTGATGTTGAACGGTTGACCGTCCGCAAGGCTGAAATCCTTGGTGTCAAGGTCTGTCACCGTTCCCATGATTCCGACTTGTGCGGAAACCATTTCACCGCTTCTTGTTATCATACTTGTTCAATTTTTGAAAATTCAATGTGCAAAGATAATGCTTTTATGTGTTACAATAATACATTGTTGAATAACGCAAGCATAACTTTTGCGGTTAAACACTCTCCGGCGGGGTTGGTTCGTCTTGGATTGACCAAGACTGAACCACCTTGCCACCGATTATTTCAAGCGATTCGACAACGACCTTTCCCGGTTCGGGCGTTGGCCTTTCGCTTGCAACGAAATCAAGAAACCCGGATTCCCTCAACTTCGTTAGGTATGCCCCGACCTTTGAATCCACGCAACGCAAGTCAAGCGGTTCGCCGGGGATGTACTTTGCCAATAGTATTTTTGCCATAAGCGTTCAATTTATATTCCACTTGTTTCGATTTCCTTGTTCAAAATGAAATACTTGTTGTTGTAATAACGCAAGTGCAACACGTCACTTGATGCCATGACCCATGAATCAACATTCCTTGCAGCGACACGCGAAATGGTGGTTCTATATCCGCCTTGTTGCCAATCATACGTTTGTGTTATCTTTATATGTGACGGCCAAACAATAATTGTATCACTACCGTCTTGCGCTTTCACTTGAATGCTGTTAGGCATCAAATTGTCACAGACGATTTCCAAGTCAAACATGATGACTTCTTGCGTGACTTGCGACATGATTTCCGTCTTGGATGGCAACCACAAGACAATATTTGAACCGCAAGCCGTGAAATGATAACGGTGAACGACATGAAAGTCTTGCGTGATGATGTCCGAATACGCTTGTCCGATGTAGCCACGTTCAAACAAAGCACGTTTTCCAATGCCCCAAATGTTGCCGTCATACTCAAATGCCCGTTGTATATAATAATGGTCATTATCATAGTTTCCGGGCTTGCACTTGGCAATCAAGGTCGAACCGTTGATGTCATAAGGTGACGTTGATGTTACTTCAAAATCAGCCACATTATCAACGACAAACAAGTCACCGACACCGCCGATGGCCGACCAATGTTCCTTGTAGCCGTCTTTGTGTCTCAAAGAAATGCAACCGCCCTTGATGGAAAGGCCGTTTTGTGAACTTCTGTTGTACTCAACGCCGATGCGACCGTTAGCAATGGCAAAACCACCGATTGACCCGGATGTCGCTTTCACTTCACCCTCGATGTGTGCCTTGGTCATGTAGCATTCGCCATCTTGCCGGACGCGATAAGGTGCTGTCCCTCTGTTTTCATAGGACGCGCCCGCCCAAAAGCGGATTGCCGATGCCGCCGTTCCTTGCCCGGTTATTCCTGCAAGGATGCTTTGGTTGTCGCCCGCAACTTGAATTGTCCCGGATGTAACGATGCCGCCGTCAATGGTTGTCTTGGTGTTGTCGTATGCAACGGCAACAACCCAATCGTTCACATTGTACGCTTGCCCCTCTGCTTTGTCTGCAATAGAACGGCGCAAATCCGTTCCATCAACCCACAAATCGCCGATGTCATAAGGCGGATAAGGTGTCGCAACGAACACGCGGCGTTTGCCGTCCGCCGTGTCTTTTGCTTGGCTTGCGGTTTCCATCGCATCCAATGCGTCTTGGTTTTTGATTTCGTCCCAATAGAAATCATCGCCGCCGCTTCCAAGCATCCAACGATAAAGACGTTTGGTTGATGTGTTGTACCACAAATCGCCAAGGTGTTTCGACATCGTATCAACAACGGGAATCCATGCCGTTGCCGGGTCGGACGCTTGAAACCACGTTTCAATTTTGCCGTCAATCTGTGCAACCATCGTATTGATTTGCACGTTGTAGGTGTTATTGATGAAGTTCGTCAACGCCGTGTTGTCGGTGTACTTCGATGCCTTTTCCCAATCGCTTGATGAATAACTACCCGTCAAACGGGTTGTCTTGCATCGCATGATGTCCCCGGATGCGCCTTGAACCCACAAATCGCCCACTTCATAAGGCGGGTACGGTGTAGTTGTGAAGATGCGGCGTTTATCTTTTGCCAAATCCAAGGCATCGTTTGCAATGGCCAACGCTTCCGCAACCTCTGCATCCGATAGTTCTTGCCATTGATACACCCATCTTCGACCGGGAACAGCACCGGGGAATGGCGGCGGAACGGTGACTTGCACCTTGACATATCGGAACACCTTGCCCGTGTCTGTATTGTAGAACAAATCGCCAAGGTGTGCTTCTTTCTCGTTGTTGTTTCCCGCCGCCGTGTCGGTTGCAATCCATGTTGCGGTTGGTTCGGACGTGTCATCCGGGTCGTAATCATAGAAGAATTGTTCAATCTGACCGTCAAGTTGCGCTTGGATGTCATCAAGGATGCCGGGCAACACGTTGTTGATGTAGTCTTTCGATTCCTTGGATTCCGCGCCAAGTTCCGCAAGGGTCTTTTCCGAACCGTTTTGCGTGAATACGATGCGACCGCCGATTTCGCCGTTGTCAAGGTCGAAATATGTGTTGCCGTCCGCCGACTGAATCATGCCCGTCTTGATGAACCGCCCGTTGATGGTAGTGAAACCGTATGTCAAGGCCAATGAACGCACGTTCAAGGTCGAATCAACACTTGACAACGTACCAATCAAGAAGTGATAATAATTCGCGTCTTGTTCAACCTTGATTTGGTCGGTTGACCAAAGGAAAGTTGCAGCCGTCCCGGTTCGCTGACATTTCGCATACAGATAACGGGCGTTGTTGTCAAGCAACGTCAAAGAACCATCGGCGATTATCCACGAAACGGCGGAATCTTCGTTGATGGTGTAATGCGTCAAGACACCGCCTTTCCATGAAAGTTTGTTCGGGTCGCCCTCAAAGTTCGGTTGGATGACGGTGTTCGTCAATCCGAATTGCATTGACTTTGCGCCGACCGACAACATGGATGTGTCAATCGAAAGGGGCTTGATGCGGTCGGTGTAATAATCGCCGTCCGGGTCGAACACCATGTCAAGGACTTCGCGGGATGTCCGCCAATTCTGCCTTGCCCTTGCCGGGTCTTTTAGGTTGTTGATGGCAATGATTTTGTCGATTTCCGTCAATTCCTGCAAGACGCGGGTCTGTGTGCTTGTTGTCACCGTGTCCGAAATGGTCAAGGTGTACTTGTATTCGTCAAGGATGTCACGGGTGAACCCTTTGATGCGGATTGACTTGTCAACGTCAATGTCCGGGTCAACGATGTGCAAGTAGTCACCGGGGACAAAGGCATTGACAATGACGTTCGACACGTCACCGCCGACAAGTTTCTTCAAGAAGTTCTTTTCAAGGTTCAACGAATATTGCACCTTTGGTTGCGACACTTGCGGGAAATACGCTGCACCCTCGTTCGACAACTCTGTTTCCGCCGCGTCTGTGATGGTGTTCGGATAGATGACACCAAGAATCTTGTATTTGTCGCCGGGGATGCTACCATTGCGCCCGTGAAATTGGAATGCTTCACTTGACGAATTGGGGAATATGTCGCCGCGTTCGTCTTGAAACTTCTTGATGGTGAACTTGTGCGTTGCATGGTCGTATGCCGTCACTTCAAACTCATATCCGGCAAGGTTGCCCGTGTTGAAGTGAATCTTGGCCGTTTCCCCGGCAACAAGGTAAATCGTTTCACCATCGTTGTTCTTGGCCATCAAGTCGAACGGGAATCCCGTGTCGATGAATTGAAGTACATTCCCGGAAACAACGCTTGTGACTTCACCGTCATAATGCGGTTTTACCTTGTCGAACACCTTGCGACCCTCGATGATGCCATACTTGGCAATCAACGTGTCATCCTTGATGAATGACGTGTGCTTTGTCTTTCCCGGCAAACAAAGGCGGTCGGCGCGATACTTCAAGGAAATGTTTTCGGTCGAACCATAGACATACAACTTCGTCACAATGTCGGTTGATGTAACATTTTGGCGGGTTAATTCATACATGCCGCCGCCGCGTCCGAACTTGAACGTGTAGGGCAAGGTTGAACCGACTTTCTTCAAGTTTATCACATAGACATCGTTTGACTTGACAATCTCAAATTCAACCGTTGTCGAACACTCTGTGAATTGGGTGCAAAGGTTCTGCAAGACCGCAAGGCAATTTTCGCCGTCAAATGTCAATGTCTTGTAGTCTGTTTCGGGACATGTGCCAAGCGACCATTTGCCGGGGAATACGCGGTTCGCGTTCGCAACCAACACTTGCATGAAGCGTTGCAACGTCCCGGTCAAGGAATCGCCCTGCACGTCTTGAAGCGTGTTGCCGGATGTCTCGACCGAAAGTTCATATTGCGCCCGGATAAGGTCGTATTGCACACCCTCAAAGACAAGGGTGTAAACAAATTCTTGCATCCCCGTTTTCTTCACTTGCGGCAAGCGGTTCAACGTGTAGTCACGCCCGAACACGGTGATTTTGTCGCCAATCTCGTATTGTTGCGGGAAAGGCGATTGAACGGTGATGTTGACCGTTTCATCGGCATTCAAGTTCCATGTCTGTGATGCCGATGTGATAACGGTTGCCGTGCGCCTTGATGAAAGGGGCGCACGGTTTCCGTTCGGTCTTGTCATTATAATTTGTTCCATACAATGATTGCGTTGGTTTCAAAATCTGTGATTTCGTCAATACAACCCGTTATGATTGGGAAATAGTCGCCGTTTTCTGCGTAAACGTGCGAAATGGTGTGTGATAGGCTGTCACCCGCAACGTCAAAGTCCGCCGTGCCGTCACCCCAATAGATGTTGACGTACTTCATGGACTTGAACGTCATTGTGCAAGTCTTGGTTGCTTCTGAAACGCGAATGTGCTTCAACACGCGCTTCACGGGTTCGGGTTCTGTCAACTTCACCTTGAAAGTGCCAACCATCAATTGATTGTTCCACACCTTTGACACGTTCACAACGTCCTTGCAATATACTTCGTACACCAAGGGTTTCACCGGGTGAACATTGATGGTCAAACGCTGTGTTCCCACCTTGTCGAATTGCTGCATGAAGTTCGACAATTGGATGACGAAATCATTCTTCGTTGCCGCCTTGATGAAGCAATCAAGGGTGATTTCACGGGGTTCAAAGAACTTGTGATTCAAGTCAACGATTTCGCCGTGATAGTTGTCGAAACTCACCGAATACGGGTTCTTCAACTTTGGTCGGTCAACTACACCGTCAGACCCGGCCACGAACACGCCATATTCCTTGAAGTCCACGCCGTCAAGAAGATAAGTCATGCTAACCGATGACGATGTTTCGTTGATGATTTCTTCTTGTGTCAAGGCAACCTTGCAGACTTTCACATCGTCAAGAAGTCCAAGACCGTAACATCCGGGCGTTTCGCCGCCCTCACCGTAAAAGTCTTGATTCAACGAAATGCCCGTTGGCGTTCCGCCGTGTGTCACGGTCTGCACCAATTGCGCGTTGACATAGAAACGATATGTCGTTCCCTGCTTGGTCATCGCAATGTTGTACCATGAACCGGGGTTCACGTTGATGGGAACTTCAAAATAATTCTTCACGCCGGAAAAGTTCACAACCCAAATCAGTTGTTTCGGTGTCCCGGCTGCAAGTTCCACAATCTGCACATAACCCATGATGGTTAAATTTCCGGCAAGGGTTTCGATGATGTCATGTTCAAGTTCGCAATACTCGTTGCCGCCTTGGAACTTGATTGCGTTGCCATTGTTGCCGGGAACGAATGATGCGCCGATGACATCGCCGTCCGAACGGCTTTGACTATAATCAAACGCCTTTTCCGAACCGTTTGATTCATCAAAAGGCAAATTTAGGATGATGTCGTTTGCATTCATATTCTTATAGTTTTATTTGCTGTTTAACTGCTTTTCAACAACTTTGACAACCGCTTTCCCGTCATAGGCGGTGATTGTCTTGCCGCCATATCGGTTGACATGCACCTTTGCCCGGTCGTGTGCATTGACGGTGACTTTTGCGTCATCATAGACATACACCATGACAAATGCGTTGTCCGATGCTTCGATGACCAAATCCGATGTGTGCTTTGCATACACTTGGCACACGCCATAAGACGTGATAACGACTTTCCCGGTTGTCTTGCCAAGCGCAACGCATTTGCGATAGTTCGTCAAGTTGATGTTGTCATCAAGGAACAATCCGAAACTTTCCATTGTACCCTTTCCATGTTCCCGGATGAAGTCGTTTGACGGGAAATCATGTTCAAGGCAAAATTCAAGTTTCGACAAGTATAGTTGAACCAATGCGGCCTTGTTGTCGCCGACATTCTTCAATTCATCCAAGCCGGGTGAACACGCGCCCAAGGCTTGCGCTTCTTTCTGAATCTGTTTTGCGAATTTTTTCATGTCGTTTCGTTTTTATATGCCGTTCGCCCGGTTCGTGTCACCGTTGTTGGATTCAAGGATTTCAAGAATCCGGGTCAACTTGCCAAGATGGATGTTATATGATGTATTCTGTTGAATCTTGTTCAAGACCGTCAGTTGTTGGCGCAAGATGGTTGCCGTCTCGACTTGGTTCAATCGGATTGCGTTCATCTGTCCGCCAATCAATGACGCGGTTTCCTCTGAAACGCCCTTGACCGCGCCCGTCAATGATTCATCATCCTTGTCGCCCAAATCCAAGTCCTTGAAGATTTCGGAATATTCGCCCATCGCTTGATTGAACGTGTTGGCGATACCTTGAACCCTTGCTTTGAATTGGTTGATTTCATAGTCTGTCAGACCATCGAAGATGAAGTCATCGCCGTTCCAATAGCCCATTGACTTTTCAAGTTGGTCAAGCGCACCTTGCAATTGCTTTTCCAAGAAGTTTTTCTTCAACTGATTCAAGACGGCATTCTTCAAGACTTCGTTGACGGTCTTGTCAAATGCTTCGGCGGCATCTTCACCCTTGCCGAACGCTTCAACCAAGGCATCGCCAAGTTCATTCGCCATGTCCTTTGCCGTTGTCTGCAAGATGTCCTTGGAAATTTCATCAAGCATGTCTTGGATGTCACGGTCAAGTTGTGCGATTTGTTCTTGATACTTTTCAATGTCGCCCCAATCGGTGTGTTTCTTCGACTTTTCATCCTCAATCATGCCGCGCAAGTGTGCTTGCTGTTGTTCCATGTTGCGGATGGCCGCTTTCTGATTGGCATAGACTTCACCGCCCAACGCCCGGTTGATTTGCCATTCAAGTTGCTTGTATGCGCGTTCAAGGCGTTCGATGTCCTCTTTGTGCTTCTTGATGGACTTTTGCGCCTTGCGGTCACGCGAATTGAACAAGTCGTAAGCCGATGACAAAAGGCCGATTGAACCTTGAATGACCGAAAGGGGATTTCCCGTTGCGATACCCTGCGAAAGTTGGCTTGCGCCCTCTATCATGCCGCCGATGTCGCCAAGAATCTGTTGCGTTTCTTCATCCATCTTGACACCGAACTTTTCCAAAGACCCGGTGACGGCATCGAACGAACCCTTGACGAAATCCAACGTCCCGGAAACAGACGAAAAGGTTTCTTTCAACGATTCACGCATCAAGTCGGATGATGACTTGCCGGATTCCGCCTTTTGGATGGCCGCATCAAGGATGGCCATTGAATTGCCCGTGTCAATGCCCATGTCGATTTTGCCCTGCAACTCATTCTTCTTGCGCTTCAAATATTCAAGATATGTCGAACCATTCTTCAACAAGTCGGCAAAGGCTTTGTCCGCGCCCTTGACAAGTGTTTCATCCCCGGATTCGATGTACTTGACATAATTTTGGTATTCCTTTTCCTTATCTTTCAGTTCAAGGACAAAGGGGTCGTTGCTGTCAAGCAACTTGTTATTGCGCAATTGCTGCTTCAAGCGTTCAAAGGCGTTGCCAAGTGCCTTGAACGGGTTGCGGGATTCGACTTCTTGACGTGCCTTTTCCAATTGTTCGTTGATGGCCTGCAAGTCCGCCGGGTTGAATTGTCCGCCAAACTCAATCTTCTTTGCGTTGATTTTCGCAATTAGTTCATTGATGGTCTTTGTTGACATTTCATCAAGATTTCCGAACAGACGTTGCCAATCAATCGAACTTGTCAATTGCTCGTTGGCCAAATGGGAAAGTTCATCGGATTCGGCCTTGGCAAGTTTCGCAAGCATTTCTTGGTCGCCGTGAAGCGTTGCAACGCGGCGTTTTTCCTCATAGTCTTGGCGAATCTTCGACACCTTTTCTTGGTATGTCTGATATTGTTGACGCAATTCGTCATAATCATTATCACCCGAACTTTGCATGTCACGGTTGAATTGCGCCGTTCTGTTGGAAATGGCCTTGTCAATGGATGCGCGTTCGGTGTCTGTCGTTGCTTGCGCCCGGCGTTGCTGCAACATCCTCAAATCATCGTTGTACTTCAATTCCAACTTGATTTTGCGGTCAAGATACCCGGCATATTGTTCAAGAAGTTCGTCCGTTTCCTGCTTTTGGCGGGCAAGGGCTTCACGTTCCGCCTTGTCAAGCGCATTGGCCTTTTCTTGGCCAAGGCCGGACGTGTCGTTTTCCAACTCCTTGCGGCGTTTCTCGATGATGGCAAGGGCTTCAAGAACAGAACGGGCGTTCGTCAACTGCATGGAAAGTTCTTCATTGAACGCATCCATGACGGTTCGTTTCGTCTCTGCTGCAAGTGCATCGTTCAACTTGCGCAAGTTCTCGTTTTGTTCCTTGGTTCGCTTGTCAACGCCGATTTCAAGAATCTTGTCGCGTTGGTTCTTCAAGTAGTCAATATATGTCGCGCCCTCTTTTAGTAGGGCTTTGAACTCCGTTTGCGCCGCTTCGACAAGAACTTGGTCGCCGGAATTGACCCAACTTTTGAAACGCTCATACTCGACTTTGCGTTTCTTCAAGTTCTCAACGAACGGGTCTTTCTTGCTTGAACCGTCACCATCGCCCAATTTCTTGAACTTCGACATGATTTTGTCGATTTGTTCTTCAACATCGGCCAACTCCTTTGACAAGTTCATCGCCGCGCCATATCCGATTTTGTATTTGCCGGTTGGCAATTCATCTTCACCCTGCGAATCAATGTTGAACGCACCATCTTCAAGCGACTTTTCAATCTGCTTCATCAGAACAGCCGCCCGCGCCCTCAACATGATTGATTCGACAATCGCCCCGGTGTTGTCGTTCAAGAATTGTTCCGCCTTGTTGACCGAATCAATGGCCGCGCCAAAGTCCCGGAAATCCTGCGCACGTTTCTTGATGAAGTCGGCCTTTTCCGCTTCGCTTTTCAGACGTGACCATTGTTCACGCAATAAAAGGAACTTGGAAACAAGGTTGCGTTGAACGCTGTTGCCCGTTTCCCGGATGGTCTTTTGATATTCTTCATGTCTGCGTTTGGCTTCTTCTGCCGCTTCTGCCGCTTTCCGTTCGGCTTCTTCTTGTTCCTTGGTCTTGCCCGTAAGTGCTGACACAAGGGCAATCAAGCCACCGACACCCGCAAGAACCCATCCGATGACGGGAATTGACTTGATGGCGACACTAACGGCATGGATTGCACCCGCAAGACTGAAACTTGCGGTCGTTGCCGCCCCTGCTGCTGCTGCACCCGCCGTTGTTGCGGCGGTGTTTGCCACTTGCGCCGTTGTATTCGCGGCGGCGGCGGCTGCATTCGTTCCTTGCGCACCTGCGTTCGTCTGCTTTGCAACGGTGTTTGCGGTCGTTGCGGTTGTGTTCGCCGTTTCTGCAACTGCATTTGCTTCGACCGCCGCCGTGTCTGTGACCGTTGCCGCCGTGTGTCCGGCGGTTGCGGCGGTGTCTGCATCCTTGGCAACCGTATTTTCAACCGTTGCGGCTGTGTCGGCCAACTTCGCCCCGGTCGATTCAACCGTTGCGGCTGTGTCGGCGGCTTTTGCAACGGTGCTTGCCCCGGTTGCGGCGGCATTCGTACCCTTTGCGGCGGTGTCGGCGGCGGTTGCAGTCGCATTGCTGACAACGGCGGCATCATTGGCCGTCAATGCGGCTGTTTCGGCTGTTTCGGCGGTCGTTGCCGCGTTGACAACCTTTGCCCACCATTCTTTGAGACCTCGCAAGGTGACAAGGGAAAAGGCCGAATCCTTGTTCAAGGTTTCGGACACTTGTTGCAAACCGATGGTGATTGCCATGACCGATTGCAACCGGGTCATTATCTTTTGCAAATCTTCGTTTTCACCCGCAAACAAGGATATTGCACCCGTTGCAGCCGAAAACGCGCCGGACAAGCCGGACAAGCCGGAAAGAATACCTTTGAACCCGGCTTGGTCATGGGCAAGGATGCGTCCTTGCTGTGCAACATCGGATTGTATGTCTTGCAGTCGGCCAAGTTCATCTTCAAGTTGTTGGTATGCTTCACTTTGCTTGTCGATGCCTTGGTCAACCAAGTTCATCATTTCTTCTTTCAGTTCCTTAATACGGGAACGCATGGATTGGGCGACATCGGCATTTTCCTTGACCTTTTGGGCGTTGGTTTCTGCCTTGGCCGCTTGTTCTTCAAGGGCATCGGAACATTCGTGCAATTCCTGCAACAACTGCTTGCGGACGTTGATTTCACCCTCGACCGCCGCTTTCTGTTGCTCGATGCTTCGATATTCTTCATCGCGCCCGGCTGCAAATGCTTCGCCCGCTTGACGGCCAAGTTCTTGATACTTGGATTCAAGTTGGCCAATGGCCGCTTCGTGCATTTCACACGCCGCGCCGATTTCGCTTATCTTTTCCCGGATGGTCTGTGCTGTCAGATTGAACGCTTCATCCATCCGTTCGCCGCCGGAAACGGTCGCATCGGTCAAGCCCTGCACACGCCGCAAGGTTTCTTCGATTGCCCCATCTAATTGCGAATTGTCAAGTTCTGATTTGAACGACAATGCGCCGTTGTCAATATCTGCCATATCTTTACATCATGCTATTTACATAGTTCAAAATCTGTTGTTCGTTGCTTTCGGTCAAGGCAATGACTTCGTGACCCTTTTCATCGTCAATGTCGAATGACGGGGCATCAATCATCATCTTTTGCACCGTTGGCCATCCGATGCCGTGCAATAGGTAGTCATAAGTCCAACCGAAATGTTCACAGATTGCACCCCGGCGACCGTGTGGACTTTTTAGACCCCGTTGTTTTCCTCTATCCGAATCGGCATGGATGTTCGGTCGGTTGACATCAATCGAATAGAGTTCAAAAAATCCCCAAGATTGCACATTAGGTTCACCAACGTATATAATTGGTTCAACTTGGATGGCTTGATTGACCGGGCAAACAACTTTGTCAGTTCTTCAAGACGTTCGACATCTTCAACGAACTTGACTTTGCCGTTCCGCCCTGCTTCCGGGACAAGGTAATCTTCACCAAGAACCGCAAGGGCAATGACCTTGGCGCAACGAATCGAATGACGTGATGCCATCGAACGGGCTTCTTTCATGCCGTCATCGGACTTCAAGCGTTCTTCGTCAATGGCAAATTCAATCCATTCACGCGATAGGCGGTCAAGTGTTCCAAGGGTCGGTTCGTCAATCTTGAACTTTCGGACAACCGGGACAAGGACACGTTTCTTGAATAGGCCAAAGAACACGGGTTTCGTCTCGACATCGAAGTCTTGCACTTCAAACCCGATTCCCTTGTTCACAAGTTCGTTCAATTGCTCACGTTCTTGTTCAAGTCTTGTGATATTGTCTTTTTCTTCGTTCATGCTTCATGCCTTTTACGAAAGAAAGCCCCGCAAGAATCGCGGGATGCGGTCTTTGGGGCTTTCTCTGATTATACAATACCGCCAATTATGTTGGTGATTGGCTGTTGTTGTTGCTTGGTGCAACCTTTGGAATCGCACGAATGGCCTTGCCGGATGTCACGGCCAATGGTGTGATTGTGAAGTCCACAAGGACAATGCCGGATGCCGACAACGCGCCGTTGACAACGGCTTCGATGTCACCGTTAGGAATGGCAAAGTCAAGTCCTTGTTCGGTCTCGATGTAGATTGCTTTGTTGGCAACTACTTCATCGCCGTCAAACTTCCATTCGCCCGTTGTGTTGTCAACGTCACCGCCGATGTAGGCGGCAAGCATTGCGGGGTCGGGGTTCATCAGCGAGAAAGTGACCTTTGGAATCTTCTTTGACTTCTTGCGAACCTCCGGGGCGGATTTGCCCTCCTCAAAGTGTTCGGTCACATCGGCGGCATCTTGGTTGATGTTCGCCGTGTCCTTGTAAGTCTTGCCGATTTTTGTCATGTTCGACTTGGTGGGCATTGTTCCGGCCTCACTTGCGGCGGCGACAAGAATCTGACAAAGACCAAGGGTAATTGTTGTTGATGCTGACATAATTATTGAAATTTAGTCGTTTATTACTCTGATTGAATGTTCCACGAAATGCGGATGTTCACGAAATGTTGCTTCACGCTTGTTTCCGCCAAAGTTGATTGTGCTTCGATGGTGAACAGCAATCCCGGAACTTTTGCAGCCCGCAAGACCGAAAGAACAATGTCCGTGATGGCTTTCAAACGGGTGTCATCCGCTTTCAACATTGACTTGCCTTTGATGGTCTTTGGCTTGTCGGCGACATACACGTTCACATTGCTTGTCGCAATTTGCGGCAAGAAGTCTTGCGTCAACGAAATGGTATTGATGACAATATCTTCATCCGTTGAATCATCCGGGCGGTCATCCCCTTTGTAGATGTCACCCGAAATGGCCGACTTGACCGTCTGCACGTTCAAGATGCGGAACACAATCGTATTTATGTCGAACGATGTTTTCATTCTGCGGCGCGTTTGATGTTCTGTTTCAGTCTTTCAAGCATTTTCGGCAATTCCCTTTTCGCCAATTGTTCGGCGGATGTGATAACGTCACGGCCTTTTGATTCAACATGAACGGCGTAATTCATTCCGGCGGTTACGACAAGGCAAATGCCCGTTGTGTCGCTTCCAACCTTTTTCGCAAGGGCTTGTCCGGCTTTTATCCCGGTTGCCCCGTTCAACGTCTGTTCGTATGCCGAATGAACGGCAACGCCATCGACAAAGACCGCATATCCGATAGATGAACGCAAATTGCCCGTTTGGTCGTGAAAACCGATTTCCGGCGGGACTTCACGCGCATGGGTCACACACATTTCACCAAGCATCATCAAGCGTTTCACTTGTGCTTTCTTGACGGCATCAAGAAAGGCATCGCAACGCTTCTTGACATCATCGCGGGTGAAGTTCGGTTTTATAGCCATAATCGCGCATGAAGTTGGTCACGCTTGAAGTTCAAGCAAACCCCGGTGATTCTGACATCTGAACAATTCGCATCGTTGGCGACAATGACCTTTGCGCCAAGTGCAACATCCGGGCATGTTTTCGGCAACTGAATCAACGATGTCACCTTGTGGGCAACGCCGCCGACTTGGATTTCAGAACCGCGCCCGTCTGTTTCTTCCCTGCATGATGAAAGAAAGGTGTTGGTCGGTGTCCCGGCCACAAAGTCGCCATCATCATTGCGCACGGTCTCGCCGGGCGTTGCAAGGAATAGGAAATGCGGGTATTGCTTCACGAATGCCATTGTATGAATCACCAAATGTTTGACTTGTTACGGATTTTCGGACGGGAAAACAACACATTTTCCTTGCCAAGTTCGTTGCATAACGCATTGTAGAACAATTTGACCGCATCCATGTTCCATGAAACGGAATATCCGCCCTCTGTCACATTCTGCGTTGTCCCTTTCAACACAACCGACATGCGATTGTAAACCGCATTGTCACATTGGTTTATCTGAACTTCGGTGTCGGCGGAAAGTCCGGCTTTCAACAAGATTATGTCGATGTCGGAATCCGAAACATTCAAGCCGTTCAAGGTGGTTGTCAAGTATTGTTTATTCGTCATATCGTTATCGGGAAAAGGGGCGGGGCGGCATTGCATGGGCGTTCAACTCCACGCGCCGCCCGCCGATTAGTTCTTGTTCCAAGATGTCGCGTTGGTCTGCATAAGAACGGAACGCCCTGCGAGATTCCAAGCGGGGAATGCGTTTGCCACGCCCTGCGTAACCTCTTGAACGGGTTCTTCGTTGCTGAACTTCTTGACAAGCGTATGTCCGTGCATGACCTTTTCAGCCACCGAACCGGGCATCTTCTTGGCATCAATTGGTTTCTTCCACCAAGTGTTACCAAGGACTTTCGATTCGCTGAACAGA